AACATGCTACGCAAGGTTTTGACGAAAAAGGGAACCGGAAAGAACAGCGTGAAAGGCAGGCTTCACAAGAAGTTCATTGCAGGATGTGTTGACAAGGGTATAGCCCGTGACGCTGCACAAGATCTGTGGGATAAGTTTGAGTTCTTCTCAGGCTACGGCTTCAACAAGTCGCATGCTGTGAGTTATTCCATCATCTCGTTCCAGTGTGCGTGGTTGCTGAACTACTACCCTGCGGAGTGGATGGCTGCGTTCCTCGATAAGGAGCCCGAGACTAGAAAGGAGAAGGCAATCAACATCGCCAAGAAGTATGGCTTTAAGATTGCGCCCCTGCACATCAACAAGTCAGGCACAGTCTGGGAGATCAGCGACGATGGCAAGACAATGATTCAGCCGCTTACATCTATCAAGGGTTTGGGTATGGCAGCAATCGATCAGATTCTTGCGAACCGACCGCTCAACAATGCGGAAGAGTTGTTGTTCAACGAGAACATCACGTACTCTAAGCTAAACAAGAAGTCTCTGGATGCGTTGTGTCGTGGTGGTGCCCTGGATGACATTATTGATGATCGATTCACCGGCAGAAAACACTTTTGGTCTGCCTGTATCGTAGACCGTCCAAAAAATCCCAAGAGATTTTCTGAGAATTTGGAACTTTACCGACCCGAGGGTGACTTTAGCGAAGAGGAGATTATCCAGTTCAAAACAGAACTGACCGGAGTATTCCCACTCAACTTGGTGATTCCTCCTGCTACGGTCCAAAGGCTACAAGAGAAGTTTATTCCACCAATCTCTGAGTTTGATCCAGAGCTGTGTGTGTGCTGGTTTATCCCACGCAAGATTGTTCCGAGAAAAACAAAGAACGGAAAGAACTATTGGATTGTTGAGGTAATTGACTCTAACAATGAATTAACTAAGATCAGATGTTGGGGAGTTAAGCCCGAGAAAGATCGCATTCACTTGAACCGCCCATATATGGCTCGCTTAAAGTACGATGAGAACTGGGGCTTTTCAACCTACGCTGTAGGTAAAACATTCAGACTACTAGGATAAAAAATGAATATTATTTATACACCCAGCCCTCTGCTTAAAGAGGTGAAGTTTAGAAGCGAAAGCTTGCCCGTGGTTATTCGCGTTAATAAGTTTGATGAGAAGGCGGCGCAGGATTTTTCTAAGGATGTGGCGCGCGCCCAAAACACAGGCCAACCTGTGCTTCCAATTATTATTGATAGCTATGGCGGTCAAGTTTATAGCCTGATGTCAATGATCTCAGACATCCAGCACTCGCGCATTCCCGTGGCTACCATTGTACAAGGCAAAGCAATGTCGTGCGGGGCCATTCTATTTAGCTTTGGCATAGACGGGATGCGTTATATGGACCCAAATGCAACTGTTATGATTCATGATGTGAGTTCGATGTGTCGTGGTAAAGTAGAAGAGATTAAAGTAGACGCTAAAGAAGTGGAGAGATTAAACCAGAAGGTCTATAAGATGATGGCCCGCAATTGCGGCCACGAAGAGGACTACTTTTTAGACATTGTGCACGAAAAGGGTCACGCTGATTGGTTTCTTGACGCCAAGGAGTGTAGGCGCCATAAGCTAGCAAACAAGCTCAAGGTGCCCGAGTTGAAAATTGCGGTAAAAGTTCAATTTGGCTTTAAATAATCGTTGACAAACAAATCTCAGTTTGTTACACTTATATAGTATCCAAGGAGGGATAAAATGGCTTCAACTAATGAAGAAAGAAAGCGCTATGTCAAGGAATATATTCGTTCGTTGGCGGCGATTGAAGAGTGTATTGAGCCTTACAAGGAGCAGAAGCGAGAGCTTCGTTCTGAGTTTCGTGAAAACGGCTGGCTTAATACTGACGAGATCCGAGCCGCTGTAAAGGCATACCGTCTTTACAAGGGTAAGGTAAACATTGACGAGGTTGTTGAGAACTTCAATATGTTTTCAGGAGACGAAGAGTGATTATTGAGTACACCAAGACGCGTGACAGCGCACATAACCCGCAGCGTGCAAACCCATCGGACGCGGGACTAGATGTGTTCTATTCGGCAACTGAGCCACAAGAGATTATTTCGGTTCATCCCAATATGAGCATGCTCGTGCCAACTGGATTACGCTTTGGCGTGCCACATGGCTACATGCTTGAGGTCAAGAATCGTTCAAGCGTGGCAGCTAAGTTAAACTTGGTGGTTGGCGCTTGCGTGATTGACTCGGGCTATGATGGAGAGGTCTTCATCAATGTCCACAACATTGGACGCGACACGCGCGTTATTCAAGACGGTGATAAGATCGCACAACTGGTAATGATGCCGGTTGTACACTTTCAGCCGCAAGAAAACACAGAGGGGACGCTATATGATTACCCTAAAACAATCAGCAACAGGGGCACAGGAGCCCTAGGGAGCACAGATAAATGAATATTGAAAATGCTTTTAAAGACGGCGAGCTAAAAGAGCTTATGCTCAAGGCACAGCAATCTAACTGGTCCAACACACATTTCAAACATTACGTTGGTATGTCTACAAAAAATAAAGGCGTACTTGGTGAGGCTTTTGTTGAGAAGCTGTTTCTTGCGGAAGGGTTTGAGGTTTTGCCACCAACCAATCCGGGCCACGATCGCATCATTGGCGGACATAAGGCAGAAATTAAATTTTCTCTAGCAAACTCTCCGCTTAACAAGAAATTGGACAAAAGACTTATTGTTCCAGATCAATTTACATACAATCATATCGCTTGTGATAAAGATTGGGATAGATTTATTTTTTGCGGAGTTAATCCAGCGCCGTCCCACGATCCTAGCAAAGTATTAGCTCACCCAAAGAATCGGGCACTCTCTCAACTACGACTATACTTTATGGGGAAGAGTGACTTTATAAAATACATGAGCGCCCAGAACACAGGCTTGTTTAGCAGACAGCAAGGTGGAGAAAAAGGCGGTAACGACGATTATATGCTAGCTGGCATGCACAAGTTTTATCGCTTGATCGACCTGCCCTTTGTAAAGGAAGTAAAAGGTAATTGGTAACAAATGAACTGGAATGAAGTCAACAAATTAGACTGTGTTGAGGGTCTAAAGAACATTGAAGCAGATTCAATAGATTGCATAATTGCAGATCCGCCGTACAATGTCGGCAAAGACTTTGGCAATAACAAAACACAACAAGCGATTAAGGAATACGCAGACTGGTGTGATACGTGGATTGCAGAGTGTGAACGCATCTTATCGCCTTCGGGTACGCTATACGTATACGGCTTCAGTGAAATCTTGGCCCACTTATCTGTCCGCATGAACTTGCCGCATCGTTGGTTAGCGTGGCACTATACTAACAAAACAGTGCCGAGCTTACATTTTTGGCAGCGAAGCCATGAATCTATCTTGTGCGCGTGGAAAAACAAGTCGGACCGAATTTTTAATAGAGACGATGTTCGTGAACCTTACACGGACGGTTTTGTAAAAGGTTATTCTGATGGTAAGAGAAAGCGCCCACCCGGAAAGGGTAGGTTCAATACAAAAGGCAAGAATGTTGAGACAACATACACTGTAAACGAAAAAGGCGCCCTTCCACGAGACGTTATTAAGATTCCGTCTTTGGCTGGCGGCTCTGGAATGGCGGAGAGATATGTATATTCTCCGAGCAATAACAAGCTTTATACAAGCAAGCAAGCAAAGGCAAACAACATCGAGGACGGCATTAAGCATCCGACACAAAAGCCAATCAAGCTTACAAATAAACTACTAGACGCGTGTATCAACCCAACAATAGAGTCCAAGGTTGTCATTCCCTTTGCGGGTACAGGTAGTGAAGCGCGCGTTTGTGAAGAGAGAGGGCTAAAATGGATCTCTTTCGATATTAATGATGATTATGTAAACATGGCCAATTTATTGGTCAAAAATGGATTTCCAAAATAAAGAGAGGATAAATGAACAAGGAAACACAAAAAACAATGTTTAGCTCTAAGACTGGTGATTGGGCAACCCCTCAACAGTTTTTTGATAAACTTAACTGGCGCTTCGGGCCCTTTAATTTAGATCCGTGCGCCAGCATACACAACACGAAGTGTGCCAACTTTTATACGGAAGCGGAGGATGGACTATCTAAAGATTGGTCTGGCCACACAACTTTTGTTAACCCTCCATATGGAAGAGGTATTGACAAGTGGATTGAGAAGGGATATAATACCTCTAGAGATGGAGAATCAAAGGTGGTTATGCTAATCCCGGCACGAACAGACACCAAGTATTGGCACAGCTATGTGATGAAGGCTTCAGAAGTATATTTTGTCAAAGGCCGACTAAAGTTTGGCGACAGTGCGAACAGCGCCCCATTTCCATCAGCGGTCGTAGTATTCTCTAGCGGCAGTCAGCAAGTGTTTGGGGCCATTAACCGATGAATCGCAAGCAGCGCCGCGCCATGGATAAGAAAATAGGTAAGAAAAACTCACAAAAACTTGCCGAAAAAATTTCTCAGTTTGACCAATTGCCAGATGAGTGTTTGGCCTGCCTAAAGCCTTTTGATAAAAACAGCAAAGAGATGGCTGCATCATGGAATGTAATTGTGCGCGACGAAAACACAATCAGGCTATATTGTCCTGATTGTTGGAATACAGCCCGAGAAATTGTAGCTAAATATAAAGAACAAAAAGGAGAAAACAATGGGAATTGAGAGAATCTCAACAGAAGCTATTAAGAGAATTATAAAAGAAAGCATAACGACACAATACACTTGTGTTATAAAGGCATACTCTAATAGCTGCCCACTGTGCCATGAGTTAAAGGAGGACTACGAGTTTATTTCAAGCCTACCTCAATTCAGCAATGTGCACTTCTTTGTTTTCAACATTGAAGACTATCCCGGATTATCCGACCTTGTTGATCTCAATGGGGTGCCTAGCATCATACTGGTTAATACAGGATTTGAAAAATCTATACATATTCTACGGGATCCCAAGATGCCGCATCCTAGAACTTGGTACTTTAGGACTGATATTGTGAATTTTATTGATAATAACCGGAGGAAAGCTTAATGTATAAGACTTATTCTTATGATGATGTGCTGTTGGTACCTCAGTATTCTGACATTCGCTCGCGTTCAGAAATTGACATATCCACGGATTTAGGAAAGGGCGCCACACTTCAACTGCCTATCTTTGCGTCTCCCATGGATACGATTTCTGAAGGGGCAATGGGCTGCGCAATGGGCAAAGTCGGCGCTAGCGCGATTATTCACCGTTACAACACTATTCAAAAACAAACGAGCGAGGTCAACAAGGTTAACTCTCCTCGTATCATCGGCGCCGCAATTGGAATCTCTGGCGATTACCTTGAGCGCGCTAGCGCCCTTGTAGATTACGGCGTGGATTTCTTGTGTGTGGATGTTGCTCATGGGCACCACATCATGATGAAAGAGGCCCTGCACCAACTTAGAAAGCTATTTGGTGACGACTATCACATCATGGCTGGAAACGTTGCAACGCTCCAGGGTATCAACGATCTTGCGGATTGGGGAGCAGATAGTGTACGATGTAATATCGGAGGAGGCTCCATTTGCTCCACCCGCATTCAGACGGGTCATGGACTACCAGGGCTCCAAACCATTATCGAGTGCGCCAAGACAGACAGAGACGTTAAAATTATCGCAGATGGCGGCATCAAAAACTCTGGCGATATGGTCAAGGCACTCGCAGCAGGGGCAGATGCAGTTATGGTCGGTTCTTTGCTCGCAGGAACCACTGAGACGCCTGGAGATATTCTTATGGACGCGAAGGGCACCCGATGGAAAACTTATCGCGGAATGGCTTCTAAAGAGGCTCAAGTAGAGTGGCGTGGAAAGTATTCATCTTTTGAAGGTGTGGCTACTCGCGTTCCGCATCGTGGGCCGGCTGAATTAATACTTGAAGATTTAGAGAAAGGTATTCGCTCTGGCTTCTCATACACTGGTGCTAGAAACTTAAAAGAACTCCAGGCCAAGGCACAATTTGTAGCACAGACTACCTCTGGCTTGTCTGAAAGTCGCACACATATCAATGCGAGGAACTGGTAATGTCGGAAGACGTGGCCAATCCTTATTTGGACAAGAAGGTTGCGTTTGTTGAGAACACACACCAGCACGCCAAACTTATCTTAAAGTTGCGACATGATGGTGTCACACAGTCAAAGTTCTTTCGCGCCATCATCGCTGGCTATCTAGATGGAGATGAACGCATACAAAGCTACATTGATGATATGAAGCCGCAGAATAAAAAGAAGAAAGCAAAATCAAAGCAGTTGAGAGACAAAGGAAAGCAGAAGATGAAAGATTTTGGATTGAACGATGGAGAGATAGAGAACATATTTGACCTCATTGAAGAGGAGCACCCAGAGCTATGAAAAAGATTGATGGCTTACGCGAGTGTTCACGTAAATGTATGAAGAAAAAGAAGCAATGCAAAGAGATAGAATGTCGCCTCTGGCAAGACTACCCCGAAGAGTATAACTGCACACTAGTTTCAGTCTATGAGCATGGACCAATGACCTTGCGACAGGTAGCAGAGCGTGAACATTTATCATTTGCGAGAATAAAGCAAATAGAAACTAAAGCGTTAAAAAAACTCAAGTCTTTAAATTTGATAGGTTGTTTTCGATTTTGAGGCCGTTATTGAAACACGTTACTATTTATTTTTGAAGTTTATGTCATTAAACAAGGAGATTATACAATGGCTCGTAAGAAATTACTATCAGAAGGCGAGATTCGCCAGTTTATGAAGCTCGCAAACTTGCGACCTGTTGGACAGCAAAGGATTAGCGAAATGGGCGGCTATGGCGCACAGCCCGGTCTGCGCGATATGCCACCCGGAGAGGAAGAAGATATGCCTCCACCCGATGAAATGGGAGGAGAGGAAGACGTTGAAATGGACATGGACATGGCCGATGACCCCGCAGAAGGCGGCGAGATGGTTTCCATGGACGACTTTATGTCTGCGCTTGAGCGCGCCATTGAAGAAGTCACAGGCGAGGAGGCAGATGTTTCCGAAGAGCCCGGTGATGAAGAGATGGGTATGGATGATATGGGCGACGAAGAAGGCATGGAAATGGACGATGAAGAGCCTATGATGGAAGAGCGCGAAGCTGAGGCCCGCCGCAAGAAGCGCGAAAAGATGAAGCAGTCCGAAGAGGAAGAAGAGAAGGCCAAGGATAAGGGCAAGAAAGGTTTTGCCGAAGGTGCTGGTCACCCCAAGGGCCATGGCGCCAGCACTAGAGCAGGCAAAACAGATCGTAGCGACATCGCTAATGTGGTACCGTCTAGTGGCCAGCTTAAAGAAGAGGAGGAGGAGCTTGAAGAGCGCGCCCCTCGTATGCAAAGGAAAGCCTCTGATTTTCCAAGCGCGGAGCCAGGACGTAAGTTTGGCGCGCCCAAGAAGGAAAAGCCGATCGTAGGCCCCGAAGGCGAAGGCGCTGGAGAGGATGAAGAGCCTCTGCGCTATAAGGGCTCCAAGGGCAAGCGCTCTGGTAGCGGTGTTGGGATTCCTGGTGTCACTTCTGAAGAGATTGTAAACGAAGTTGCCAAGCGTGTAGCTGAGAAACTTCAGGCCCAGAACAGCCGTGAGCAAATGGTAGACCAGCTAGCTGAACGTATCATGAAGCGGCTTATGAAAAAGTAATTTGACAAAGACATAAACTTATGATATATTAACCACTGAAAATATTTTCAGTGGTTAATTTTTTGGAGGATATATGGGCCCTTGGTGGTTATACTTGTTAGTTTTTATGTTTGGGTACTTTACACATAAAGCGTTTTATTTCTTTCGCTCTATTAAAATTAGCATTGGTTTAATAAAAGTTTCACAACTAATTAGTTTAGCCGTGTTGGCTAAGTCTATGGAGAATTTCTATCGCTCTCACACTGCTCGTCTTCGTCAGATGAAAGAACAAAACGAGAGCGATAAAGACATTAAAGATGTGAGGCGCTCTTTTAATATGGAAATTAAAAACTATAAGGAAAACGCGATTAAACAAATGTTAAACCTCCATCCTAATTTTTATGATCCCATTGTTGAATTTGACAATTGGAAATCAGCGATGAAGCATTTAGAAGATAATAGACATTTTGTGCTACAAATTTTAAACCAGGACGAAGATGATAAAGAAACTTCTTGATAAGATAAGCAGCGCTACCGTAGAGGAGCAGAGGATAGTTTTGGTCGATCCAGCAGCTCTTGCGGAAAAATCAGAACCTGACCTTCGTATTATTGGCATGTTCTGTGATGTAAGCGAAGAGAAGATCGCCGAAGTTATTCACGCAATGCTATATTTAAATGAAATGAACAAGATGGCGCCAAAGCCCGAAGAACGGCACCCGATTGAATTTTATCTGTCAACTTATGGAGGCTCAGCAGATGATATGTTCGCCCTGTATGACATTATGCGCGTGGTGCGCCAAGATAGCGAAATCCACACTCTCGGATTAGGCAAAGTAATGTCGGCAGGAGTATTACTTTTAGCCGCAGGAACAAAAGGCAAACGCCGCATCGCAAAGAATTG